CATTTCAAGTTGTGTTTTAAATTTTTCTCTAACGTCTGGATGGTTTTCTGAAAATCTTAATAGCATTGTTATCGCAACATAATGGTCACCCATAAAACGTAACCAACCATCAACGTAGAGTTTCCCCTTGCTTTCGTTCATGTCTAGTACAAAATTCTTATGACGATACATCACCCTTATGCAGTCCTACAAAATATTCAGCGTCCACTACTACAAGTGGTTTATGATTATTACGTTTAATAACCACCACTGGTTCATGGTCTTTACTATTCTCGACTGCTTGTGCGTATGATTGCCACACGTTGATTTTCTCTTGGTTCTTACATTCTATCGAATAAGGGAACTTCTCTCTCGCAGCCCTTGCCATAATCAAGTCTTCTCCACCAGCACCCATTGACCTAGATTCTACATCTTCTGGATGGACACCTAAATTTTCAATCAGAAGGTCACGAAACCATTGTTGTAACCTTCTGCCTTTTGCTTTCGCACTTTGCGTTTTCACTAGTAGTCTTCTTCCTCATCGTATAAGTCATCTTCATTATCTTCTGGGATAGATGCTCCACAGAAAACACAATACGTTATTTCATAATGATGTTCTGACATTCCATGACGTACTGTAAATTCTGCATCACACTCTTCACAGGAAATAATTTTTCTACTCATATTTATGCAGCGTCCTCATACGCATCATCCCAAGAACCAGTTAATCCAGCAACCTCATATTCGGTCACTCTATTCTCAAAGAAGTTGGTATGGTCTGCACCGTTAAGTACCCATTCCAACCACGGTAGAGGATTCTCTTTTACCTTAAAGTTTGGTTTTAACCCAAGTTGTAATAACCTTCTGTCTGTTATATATCTTATATAGGTCTTCACATCAGACGCTTCAAGACCTTCTGGAGCACCCATCTTATAGGTCAACTGAACAAACTTGTCTTCTAGTTTGACTGACTGTCTTGCCATCTCGTAGATTTCAGATTTGAAATCATCATCCACAACCTTTGGATATTCTGTACAGAACTGTCGGAATAGTTTTGCAATCCCTTCCACATGGATAGATTCGTCACGAATAGACCATTCTACGACCTTTCCCATACCTTTCATCTTTCCGAACCTTTGGAAGTTCAACAACATCACAAATGATGCAAATAGAGCAATACCCTCATTCATCACCGACTTTGCCATTGCAAGTGCAAGACCTCTGTGTGTTGATGTATTTGAATCCATCATGAAGTCAATCTTGTCTGCCATCTCTGAATACTCAAGGAATGCATGATACTCTTCTGGTGGAAGACCAAGTGTCTCATTCAACAATGCATATGCACGTTGATGGATTGCTTCCCTATTCGCAAATGAACCCAACATATTTCTTACTTCGTTGTTCTTGAATTTTGGAATCAACTGGTCATAGTAGTTCTGTCCAACTGCAACATCAGCCTGTGTAAACAGTCTTAGAATATTGGTGATATAATCTTTCTCTGCGTTTGTAACCTTACCAGACTTCCAATCAGATACGTCTTCAGACAAATCAAGTTCGTCTTCAATCCAGTGTACCTTCTCATGTCTTGTTGTGATTTCAACTGCCCAAGGATAATAGAATGGCTTGTAAGTTTCACTAAATTTCAACAGACTTCCACCACCTCTTTTTTTGAAAAGTGTCTCTGCATATTTCATTAGGTCATCGTATCCACCGATACGGTCACCGTCTACAAAGATTTGTGGTACAGAATTTATTCTGCGAACATCGTTTGGTTTCCCAACGATTTCACTGATACCGTTGATTGACTGATAGAACGCAAGACGTTCTTCCTCATTATCCATGACCTCAGCGGTATATTCAAATCCATTTTCTTCAAACCACTTTTTTGCCATATCACAAAAAGGACAGTCTGATTTAGTTACTACTCGTATTTCCATTTTTTATTTCTCCATGTAACAGTTGTGATTCGGTTTTTCTTTCATTTGTAAAACCCAATCTAGTTCTTGTATGCACCTGTTGTACCACTTTTTATCGTGTTCATCATGTGCCTTTTCCATATCTTCTTTTAGTTGTTCCATCCTCATTTTGATGTAACGGTTTTGTTTTAATGTCATGCTGCTAACGGCCTTTCTGGATTTACCCCTAACATATCACCCCATGCACTATAATAATGTCTCATACCCACTTCATCGTGGATAGTTCCATTCTCATGTCTTCCATGCAGAATGTTTCTTTTCTCTGTACCCTCACGCATTGTAGTACCTTGACCAGTAACACCAATCAAGTCTTCATGAAGATTACGACCAAAAGGCCCCCAGATTGAATTGTGATGTTTGATACGAGTAAGTCTTTCTTCTTTCGTATCCTTTCTTAATCCGTATCCACGAAACTCAATAAGGACTTGGTTCGGCCCAAGTGGTGTTACACTGTCTGAACGATATGCACTTCCTCTTAGGTTAAAGTTGAAGCCTGGGAACAAGTCAACCATGTACCACTGATTTGGTGGTAAGTTAGGAAATGATAGTTCACCCCTGTCCTCAAAACCTTCGTACTCCTCGTAGTTAACTGTGAATGAACTTACATTCACATGACCATTATCAAATGGTATATTCTTACGAGCAAAATATTCATCATTAAATCCACTTACTCTGTTAAAATAATGCATGAAGTCATGATAGAATTCACTGTTAGTATCATGCCACAATTTGTAGTTTGTATTTATGATTGCTTTGTGATAATGAAAGACTTCCATCTCCTCAGTATCAATCGCATCTGCAATACAATCAAATGCACCAGCAGTCCACTCATCCACACTCTGTGTTGGATTGGGGTTAAGTGTCACCCAAACCATACCACCATGTTTTATTTCACAGTGCAGTTCTCTACCAAAGGTATCATCATTCCACAATTTACCAGAAGGCATTTGAGGCCCATAATTCAGAAATGCTCTTGCACCAAGTTCCCCTGTATTATATGCAATAACATTATGTCCTGCTATTTGTGTTGTTCTGTAATTTCCCTTTTCGTACATCTCACTGATGTGACACATTGGTATCCAGACTTTACTAAAAATTTGTTCTTGCTCTTGTTCAAAAATGTCTTTGTTATTATAACATTCACTAGAGATATATTCTACGTTAGGCGTTTTTATCCAATTCTTATGATTTCTTGGTGGCATAATACCATCTCCTATACTGCAAAACTTTCACCACATCCACATGATGCAGTGGCATTCGGATTTACAACCTTTAAATAAGACCCACCGAGCTCTTCTACATAATCAACAGTGCATCCAAAGACAAACATCTCTGCCATTGGGTCTAACCAAAGATTACCAACGGTTGGTTCTTTATCAGTAACCCCCCATTCATATTGGAAACCAGAACACCCACCACCCTTTACCGATAGTGACACGTTTGGTTGTCCAACCTTCAGTAAGTATTCTTTTGCTCTGTCTGTTAAACTTAACCTTGACACGCTACACACTCATCTTGCGATTGTGTGGTGATATCACAAATAGCTTGTGATTCATAGTCCTTCAATGCATTCCTTTCTACCTTCTCAGATACATTCTCTGCACGTTGACCTGTCTCAGTCCTCAAATAATAAAGACCCTTACAACCAGACTTCCATGCGTTCATATGCACTTGGTGTAGATATTTCTTTGTTGCACCAGCAGGAAAGAATAGATTCAGTGATTGACCTTGACATAAAAATCTTTGTCTATCACCACCCTGTAGTACTAACTTATTCTGGTCAAGTTCGATTGCTGTTTTGAAAACTTCTTTAACATCGTCCTTCAAAAATTTAAGGTGTTGTACAGACCCACCATTGGTGATGATATCTTGCCATACCTTATCAGTATTCTTATCAACCTTATCAAGTTCTTCTGCGAGATATTTGTTCTTCACAAGATGTGAACCAGCACGAGTCCTGTGTGTATATGCATTTGCTTTTAATGGTTCGATAGATGGTGAAGTACCACAGATAATAGAACTGTTTGCATTTGGAGCGATTGCAAGTAGATGTGCATTACGTCTACCTGTACCTTCCATGTCTGGTGCCTCTCCTTTTATCATACCCAATCTAAGACTTTCCTCAATCGCTTCTTTTTGAATGTGTTGAAACACAACTGCATTCCATACATCTGCTTGTGATGAATCAAAAGGAATTCTCTTCTTGTTCAAGAATGAGTGCCATCCCATCGCACCAAGACCAAGTGACCTTTCCTGTTCAGCAGAATATCTTGCACGACTGATTTCATCTGGTGCATTGTCAATAAAGAATTGTAACACGTTGTCCAAGAATCGAACAAGGTCACGAATCATTTCTGTCTTTTTCCAATCTTCAAACAACTCAACATTGACTGAAGAAAGACAGCATACAGCAGTCCTATCGTCTGAAGTTGGAAGATGAATTTCGTTACATAAGTTTGAACCATGAATTCTCAATCCTTTGTCTTTTTGAGTTTGGGGCATCGCACGATTAGCAGTGTCGATAAAGTTTAGGTATGGTTCACCTGTACGATATCTTACCTCTAAAATTTGTTCCCATAACTTCCTTGCTCTCATTGTCTCACGAACTGTATCATCATTGGGGTCTTTTAAATCCCACCATTCGTTTCTTTCAACTGCTCTCATAAAATCGTCAGTTACATTTACTGCATGGTGCAAGTTAAGGTTCTTACGATTAACATCACCTGTAGGAACTCTCATGTTCAAGAATTCAATGATGTCTGGATGAGAAACATCCATGTACGCAGCATAAGAACCTTTCCTTGTCTTACCCTGTCTGTATGCTGTCATGTCTGCATCAACTGTGTGCAGAAATGGCATTGGGCCTGGGGCTTTGTCGGATACTGCTCGTACATCAGACCAGTGACCACCGACACCACCACCCTTCACAGAAAGCCATCTCAGTTCCGCCGTATGGTCAATAAGACCTTCTAACGAGTCTGGAACATAAGTTAGAAAACAAGAAATAGGTAACGCCTTGACCTTTTGTCCAGGCATTGGTGCATTTGATAATACAGGTGATGCAAACATGAACCACCCCTTTGAAACGTAATCGTAAATTCTTTGTGCAAGTTTTATATCGTCATATGAATATGCAACTGCTGCTCTTGCAAATGCTTGTTGTGGACTATCTTCACCATCAACGCAATAATAATCTTTCAGTAATTTTTGTGCTTGTTCTGATAATGTTTTGTCTCTATCTAAATCAATAGATAAACCCAAGTACTTAGAGTCCTTCACCATTGGGAACTCCACAATCTCTGCTGTTTGCATTTAATAACTCCTATATTTTTTTCCATGTTTGAAGGGCAACCTTTGCTGTTAATCCTTGAAGGGTATTGTTATGTATAATTTCCATAATCTCTGGAGCGTCCATTCCAGATAAAATCATATCGTTTATATCTTTTTGTCGCACATAATCTGGCCACACAACAACCCTATAACCTTCATCAACTGCCTGTTCAATTTGTTTAATTACTTCCCTGTTCCTTGGTTCATTATCTGGAACAAGAACTGCCTTATCTTTGTATTGAGGTACACGCAAATCACTTTGAGCCACCGCAATACAGTTTGGTATAAAAAGACTATCAATAGGGCCTTCCACGACAAAAATATCCCTAGAAGTGTCCACCCTATCAAGTCCAAATATTTTAGGTACACTCTCATCAAGTCTGATAGTAATGTACTTTGGTTTTTCTTTCCCAAACGCTCTCCCTTGATATGCGAATATATCACCATTGGAATCACGAAACGGAATTACCATCCTTGGGTGGTCGCCCTCCAAGGTTGGGAATTTATTTGGAACTAACTCGTTAGTCCAAGAATAAAACTGATTGCACAAGAAGATATCAGTATCATTAGGAATTCTTCGGTCTTCAATGAACCGATAAGCAGGATGCTTTTTTCCAATTTCTCTAAAAGATTTGACATTTTCAAAGATACCCTTTT